TCGTTATAGTTTCGATATAAATGTAGAGCCGTATACGAGACCCGTATGTACGGTTCAACGGGAGGGGCAATAATCTTTGTATTATTCCTCTACCCTATTCAATCAAAGAGGTGCTACAAGCTATGAAAAACAAGGCTATTCAGTAGACCGTTGGAAAATTTGGAATGTAACAGTTACGCCAAATACAAATGGAGGTATTACAGTCAAAAATGACAAATACGATGATTCCGGAAATATTCTACAATACTTAGAGAAGGCAACGGAAGGCGACTCTACATTATCGTGCTACGTGACATCTGTAAGTGGAACGGTAACTATGGTTGCAGATGATAATTCGCAAGTTGTATTGAAGCAAGGATTAAATGTTGTACATACAAGTGCTAGCACAAGAGCCTTTACAATCTTTTTAAATCAAGGAGCTAGTATAACTCTTAAATGGGTCAAATTAGAGCAAGGCACAATGGCAACTTCATATACTGCTCCTGACCTTATAGAAGAGTATCCGAAGTGTCAAAGATACTTTCAATATATCCCAAAACTGTATTGTGTACCATTGATTTATACGAAAAGTTTAATTAATGCTTCAGACAAATTCTTTCAAGCGACAAATGGTAATTTCCCTGCAGAAATGAGAACAAAGCCGACATTGAAATATAAAGCACTAGGTCAAAGCGATAATTCTACATTTACCGGAAGTGCTTCTTTTGAACTTAATAGTAAATCAATTGATACAGTTACTCTTGACCGTGCAATAAGCAATTTCACAATCACTATTAATGACATAACTCTAGACGCAGAAATTTATTAGGAGGAAGCTATGGAGAACGAATATAAAGTATACGTATCCTTACAAGATGGATACATCACATCTATTAATTCAGAAATCTTCTTATCACAAGAAGAAATGGACTCAATGACAGAAATTGACAAAGGACAAGGAGATAAATACGCTCATGCTCAAAGTCAATATCTAGACAAAGAATTAGTAGACGAGCATGGAAGATATAACTACAAATATGTAGAAGGTAAAGTGATTGAAGTTGCAGAAGCAGAAAAGCCAACAATCAAAGAGCCGGAGCAACAGGCAACCGCACAGGATAAGATTGAGGCACAAGTCATGTACACGGCCATGATGACAGATACACTTCTAGAAGAAAGCGAGGCATAGTCTATGTTTGAAAAAATCAAAAGATTTTATGATCTAAAACTATATACGGATAAGCAGGTAAGAAAGTTCTGTGAAAAAGGATTCATCACAGCTGATCAGTATAAAGAAATCACCGGAGAAACATACTAACACTGGAAATAAGGAGGAGCAAAAAAAGCTTCTTCTTTTTCATAAATAGAAGGAGGTCCAAAATATGAGAAAAGGACAAAAACTTACAAAAGGCGGATATCAGCTTTTAGGCTTTCCGATGGAGTACATGAACGTAACTCAAGGAAACAACGTAGGAACACATCTAGGTACTAACGCTCTAGACAATGCAGGAAAGGACACAGGGATTGACGAAACAATCGCACCGTGCGATTGCCACCTAGTAGCCTATGACACTGCACAGAACGGAAATGCCGTATTCCTAGAATCAGACAAGAAAGTTCTATTTAGAGACGGAACGATCGACTTTGCCACATTTATGTTTATTCACGACAACTATATCGAGGATATCAAGAAAGTAAAATACTTCAAACAAGGTGACACTTTCGGAGACGAAGGGACAACGGGATACGCTACAGGAAACCACAGCCACATGGAAGTCGCAAAAGGAAAATTTACACATTGCTATGACCGCAACGCGCAAGGAACTTATCACCTTCCAAACAACGTGTCCGCAGACCTTGCATTCGTAACAGACGGAACTGTGATTTTAAATAAAGGATCATTCGCAAACTGGACAGATTCAAGTCACGTGCCATTCAATCAAGGAGGCCAGACTTCTACGGGATCAGCATCCGTGCTAAACGGTATCCCTTCTGACTTTGTATACGAAAAGGCTACATTCTATCCTGCTTGTACAATCAAGATCAGACGCGCGCCAAGCCTAAAGGGACAAGATACAGGCCTTACATATATCAAAGGGCAGCACGTAAACTATGACGGATACGTTCGTCGAGAAGGCTACGTGTGGATCAGTTGGATTGGTGGCGACGGAACACGACGCTGGATGGCCGCCGGAGAATTAAATTCGGCAGGAGTAAACGTAAAGCCATACGGAACATTTAAATAGAAAGGATCAGCAATAGAACACAATGAACAGGAGAATAAATAGAAGACACCAGACACCTCTACGCCCAGACTTTGCACATTTTCTAATCGAGGAGCAAGGATTGAGCGACAAACAGAAAAAAGTTGTATACCAGCTAAGAAGCAAAACGCAAGACTCGCAATGGCACTACCAGGACGCAGGCATGTCAAAAGACGAATTCGAAGAAACCGTCAAAGATTTAAATGACTACTACTGGGCCCTTTTGGTAGATATGGCCTTCGGATTTTACAAGCTAAAGAAGGACAAAAGAGGGACGGTTCCAGACACGGAAATATTAGAGAATATAGGTGAAAAGAGGTAGAACACAATGAACACACCATATTTCAATAATTTCATGCCGCAGCCTGGACAGTTTGGAATGCCACAGATGCAGGCACCGACTCAACAAATGAACCAGATTCAGTTTGTAAACGGAATCGAAAGTGCTAAAGCTTTCACTTTAGGACCAAATCAGTCCGTGATTTTAATGGACAGTAACAAGCCTGTTTTTTATCAGAAACAAGCCGACGCAAGTGGCTTCTGTACGATCAAGGCTTATAGCTTCCAGGAAGTGAAAGAAGATCAACCGGAAGACAAGTACCTCACGAAAGCCGAATTCAAGGAATGGCTTTCAAAGGTAGAACAGAACGCGAGAGGAGGCAACCGTCATGAATCCACTACTTCAAAATAGACCAGGAGGAAACGGAAACATGATGCAACAATTTCAGCAGTTTAAAAAGATGCTAGGGACGCAGGATCCACAGCAACTTTTAAACGAGCTGATGGCCTCCGGAAAATTTACGCAGGCTCAACTGGATCAAGCCAAACGAATGGCCGAACAGTTCAAGGGCTTTCTAAAATAGGATTTTGCAAAATCAAGATAGATAAGAAAGGAGAACGCACATGGACAACTTATCATTATCTGATATCGCTTCTGTAACTGGAAACAAGGATGGCTTTCTAGAAGGAAACGGGATTATCATTCTAATTTTATTCTTTTTGATTTTTGGATTTGGTGGCGGAGCCTGGGGAAACAACCAGCAAGGCACACAGGCTGAAGTTCAGCGCGGATTTGATACACAAGCTATTATTAGCAAGCTAGACGGAATCACAAACGGAATCTGCTCAAACGCATACGAAAACGCGCAGCTAATCAACCAGATGAACGTGAACCAGATGCAAAACGCAAACCAAACACAGATGGCCATGATGAATGGCTTCAACGGTGTAAACAGTTCTTTATGTCAAGGTTTTGGAGGGGTACAGGAAAGCATTAACAACCTATCTCACCAGATGGAACAATGCTGCTGCAACTTAAAGACTCAAATGATGCAAGACAAATATGATGCCTTGAAAACTCAATATGATCAAAGCTTGCAGGCAATTTCAAACAGCGTACAAACTCAAAACATTTTGAGCCAATTAGGACGATATTACACAAATCCGCCTTACTACCCACAATACGGAACTTACTACCCTACAGGCGCTACAGTAGCGTAGAGGTAGAGACATGATCCAAGTCGTCAACACGACAAGCGCAACACTAGCAGCAGGCGCAACGATCCCACCTGGAAACGTTCAGGTTCGGACAAACAACAGAGTCAATCTAAACGGAAACGCTCTGGAAATCGTAAAACCTGGAACGTATAAAGTGGATGGAAGCTTCGTGATTTCAGCAACCGCAGCGGGAATAAATCAAGTGCAACTTTATGCCAATGGAACAGCAGTCCCTGGCGCTATAGCACAAGTAACAACAACCGCAGCAGACAACGTGATCACTCTTCCAGTATCCGCCGTTATCCAGGCAGCACCAGCAGCACCAGGAAACAAGGTCGCTCTAACGTGGGTTACATCAGCAGCCGGAACTCTGATCAATGCGTCAGAAACGGTTTCTAGAATAGTATAGGTGATTGAAGGCATGCCAGAAGGCGTGCCCTTTTTAGTAGGAGGTAACGAGGATGAGTAGACTTACAAACAAAGCATGGTGGGAAGCAGCAGGAGTTCGAGCAATCAAGACAATGGCTCAAACAGCGCTAGCCTCTATCACCGTAGGCGCAGCCGTTCCGGACATTAACTGGATGTACGCAGCAAGCACAACGGTCGTGGCAGGCGTATGCTCAATTCTAACAAGCCTAGCAGGTTTGCCAGAAGTAAACGAGGACGAATAATGACTGATACAATTCTGGTTGCAATCATATCCGGACTTTGCGTCGGGGTACCTTCAGTCCTAGCAACCTGGACCAGCAACTCCAAACATTCGGCATTGCTGGATTACAAGGTAGAACAGATGGACAAAAAGGTCGACAGTCTAGCCAAAAAATTAGAAAGCCACAATGAGCTGGAGAAAGAAGTGGCTACACTAAAAGAACAGGTCAAAGACCTATCGGAACGGATCAAGGGAATGCTTGAAAAATAGCATTCCCTTCTTTTTTATTATCTGCTTTATTTTTCGCTTTTTTGCTTGCTTTATGTAATGTAATACATTATAATGTGAGTGTAAAAAGAAAGAGAGATAGAACACAATGAAAACAAATATCGAAAAACCATTAGAATTAGTAATAAGAAGAACAACATGGCAAATTGAAAGCATTAATCGCTCACTAGAACAAGAAAAAGAAGACTTAGTTCGGGAAGCACAAAAAGGAAACACGAACTATGTAAAACAAATTTGCGCTAGAATCGAACAACTTGAAAGAGACCTAACAATCTACAATACATATAAATATGAACTAGAAGGAATCATGAATTTAGGAAACGAATAAAAAGGAGGAAACATCATGACAAACACAGAAAACCTTGAAGCACTAGAAACACAAATTCAAAACTGGATTGAAAAACAAAACAGAATTGCAATGGAAATTCAATACGAACTAAACGCAATCGAAAGAGAAGAAAGAGACATTGACTTCGGAAAAATCAGAAAACTAGCTTACGAAGCGGACGTCTATGAAACATTGATTCAAGAATCACAACGCCAGATTCAAGCAATAGAGGAGGAAGCATAACATGACTAGAGAAGAAGCAGTGATGAGACTAAGAGAAGACATGATGGATCAATTGTATTACAATGAACACATGATGTCAGTAAAGGAAGTAGCAAACTGGCTATACAAACACAATTGCGACGAAGACGCTATGGACGTATTAATGGAAATAATAGAGGACTAATCATGGATGATATTACAAAAGCTTTAGTGGATCAAAGAAAAGAGGAAATCAGGCAGTGGCAAAACACCTATAAAGAAGCCACAGCGGAGGCTGTAAACATACTAAACAATGAACCTGAAGGAGAAGACTGGGACACAATCCGAGAAGCTGTAGACACAGCGCAAAGGGCTATCGAGAATATCAAAGGACTTCGAAAAGAGATTGAAATGATCCAAATGCTAAATGTATAATACAGATAGGAGATAGAACACATGACAGTATCAGAAGCAAGAAAAAGAGCAAACCAAAAGTGGAGTGATAAAACATACAAGATCAAGACCTTCAGGCTTCACCTAAAACATGACGCAGACATTCTGGAGTATCTAGACACAAAAGAGAGCGTCAACAGATACCTGAAAGATCTGATCAGAGAAGATATAGAACGACAAAAGAAAGAGGCCAAGTAGGCCCCCTTTTTTTGTGATGTAATTTTGATGTATATAGGCTAAAGGTTCTAGAATCAAAAGGGAACAATAAGCAACAAAGGCAGTCAAAACGAATATAAATAAAACAAAATGAGACATAAGGAAACATAACCATTAAAGGTTTAACATAGAGAAAAAGTAGCTAAAACGCCTATATATAAAGCGCCTAGCTACTTCGTGATGTATTTTTGATGTATTTTTTATAAAATTTTGTTCAGTTTATCCAGCATTTCACGCCTAGATTCAGAGTATATATGGGCGTAAGTTTTTCTTAATTCACTAACAGAATGGCCCAGCCTTTCTGCGATCAACTGATCATCTACACCGGCACGAATCAGCAGAGTCGCATGGGAGTGCCTAAAGCCATGAGGGGAGATAGGCGGAACACCAGCAGCCTGGATGTATCGCTTCAAAGCAACAGCCAGTCTGGGCGCCAGAAGTGGCTTTATATGGCCAAACACAAACCAGGAGGACGAGAACCCGTCCTTCTTTTGTTGCTCACTATAGCGACGCCTTAAGCAATCTAGAAGGGTATCCTGTAGATCAATATATCTGTTTGAGTTTTTAGATTTAGGTGGAGTAATCTCCCACGGAGCCGATTCCGTTTTTATCGTCAATGTTTTTGAAATATGCACCCGGCCTCTGCCTAGATCAACATCCGACCATTGGAGGGCAAACATTTCAGATTTACGGACACCAGTGCCATACATAAACATAAAGACATCACGCCAATACGGGTCGTCTACGCAGGATATAAAATAAGTAAAGGTTTCCTGCTCCCAGAATAACAGACTCTGATCTTTCAGGTTCCGTTTATCTTTCACGATAGGCAAAGATCTGCACGGGTTGACTTCAAGATATCCAAGTCTAACGGAGTAGGAAAGAATAACGGACAGAGTATCTAAAATGCCATTTAAAGTGGGGGCAGCATAAAGCTGACCGTTTGGTTTTTTCTTTTGAAGCAGACGGTTTCTCCACTGATCAAGAACGGGAGTTGTAAGCGCCGTAAGCTTCAAGCTTCCCAAATCATCCTGGATGTGATTTCTATAAGTATGTTCGTGCGTATAGAGAGTGGATCCTTTTACGGACATATTCTCTGCGTTTTTGCAGTATAACTGAAACATTTCATTTAAGGTTATAGAAGGCCGAGCAGTAGTCATTTCCAGACGGAAGGCAAACTCGGCTTCTTTTGCTTCCTTTTTTGTTTTGAAACCTCGACGACAATATCGCTGAGTCTTTCCGGTAATATCTTTACAGGAACCATAGAACATCCAGGTTCCCCTTTTTGTGTCCTTTTGCTGAGCCATAAGAGATTATCTCCTTTTATAATTTCTACGAAAAGCGACTAAAACACCCAACACTTGAACCTGATCATGGAAGTCTTCCGTTGAGAAGAGAGTCCCAATCGCATACGGACTGGCTGTACGTAAAGCAATCTGGTTCGTTTCGTTATGCGTAATAATAAAGCGCAGCATGGCTTTACCTTGATACTTCACTAGCATAGGCACACCAGCACGAATAGCACCTGTGGCGCGGATCAGGCAGACGTCGCCCTTGATAATATCCGCCTTATACATAGTTTCATCGGGCATAACATAAATATAATCCGCTGTAACATCTGTAGCCGTAGAAGTGAAGACTGACGAGCTATTCGACTTAGATACAGACCCGTCCTCGTCAACCAGGGACAGAAAACGGACGGGCTTTACTGCGGAATCTTCAAAGGCTGCGCTCATCAGATCAAGAGGTTTCAGGTTGAAGCGCTCTGCAATTTTCACAACCATATCCGGCCTTGGCGCTTTAGTTCCAACCTCCCAGCACCGTACGGTGTTATAAGAAACACCACAATACTCGGCCAAATCTCTACGACTGACACCAGACTCTTTCATCAGCTCAGGGAGCTTGGAAGATAAGACTTCATTCAATTTATTCATAGTTAATTACACCTCCTAGGTTTATATTAATCTTTTAGGTTCAAAAAGTAAATAATAAAAAATGCAAAATAATAACCGTAAAAGTTTGACAAAATGCTTTCATAGCTGTAAACTGTAGGCAATTAGGAAAAGAGCTTTTAAGAAAGAAGGGAAAGCAGATGGGATAGAGGAACTCAAAAAGAAAATCGAATTCATGCTCCAGACTATGGACCAGGAGGGCCTTGAACAGGCCTATAAAATCCTACAAAGAATCTGGATCAGACACGGAACACAGCAATAGAACACACCCGGAAGAATGCAGGACTTGGAAACAGGTTCTGCGTTTTTCTTTTATAAAAGACGAGTAACAACCTAAACAGGATTACTCGTCTTTTTTTTCTACAAGATTATCAATAAGCTGCATTACTAAATTAAATTGATCATTAGGCAGACTGTATAGTTTTTTCATAATCCTAAGAGTGTCAGCATCATAGCCTTTTTCAGCTGCAAGCTCTTCAAGTATGGCGTCCATATCATCTATAAACATTTCACCCTTGCCTTCAGTTAACCAGAAATAATCCACGCAATACTTAGAACATATCAATCTAATAGTTCGATCAGACGCGCCGTTTGTATTTCTTTCAATATTACTAAGCGCCCCTCTTGAAAGACCGATAGGCTTCCCAAAGGCCTCACCCGATAGGCCTAGAGCTTTACGAACTTCTTTAATTCGTTCACCCACTGTTTTCATAAGTGCCTCCTTTCAAAAACAGAATACCACTATAGTTTTAAATTGTAAAGTAACAAAACATTTTTTAAATTTCAATGTTGACAATTGTAAAGGGACGAGCATATAATGACATCGTAAACTTCAGTTACGAAGCATACGGAGGTGAAAAAATGAAAGCATCGCAACATCAGGAAATAGAAAAAACAAGCCTAATTCTTTCAGAAAAGATTCCCAAGCTATCTGAAAGTGAAAAAGCCTTTGTAGAGGGAATACTGACAGGCCTACAAATGAATAAGGCTCAGCCAGCACCAGCAACCAAGGAACCAGAGAAACAGGAGGAGGTGAAGTAGATGTTGGAAAATATATTTTTTGGATTGCTAAGTATACTGGGAATAATGATCCTAGTACCTATCATTTTCGGTCTTGCGATAGGAGCCATTAGAGGAACTATCAAAGGACTAAAGGAAAAGAGGGTGAACAAATGAAAAAGCTTGAATCTTTTGAAATCCTAGATGGCGGGAAAGGAATCAAGATCAACGACTTAGACCTCAGCGATTATCCGATCACAAGACTCAGAACAGAAGCAACGCCTGGATATCTAGAAATGCATATACATCTCAAATTTAGACTAGGTGCAGCCGATCCTTGGATGTTTGACTCGGTTCTAGAAAAAGATCAAAAGGAAATCGAAAAAGAATATGAGAGGGAAAACCCGTACAGGATTGAAGAATCAGAAGAAAAGAAAAAAGGGACTAAGCCCTTCTTCAAGAAAAAGTAATTAAGGAAGCTTACTAGAAAAATACTGAATCAACAGATCACGAACAAAACGTTTTGTGGCGTAAAGAAATTTCTTAAGACCGGAAGTATTCAATTCTTTTAAGTAAGCAGAACCCGCAGGAGTAAGGAAAGAAGCTATGTAATCAGTAGAAGCAAGATATTTATTCACTTCACCACTAATATAGCCACGACGAAACAATTCCTTCAAATGATTTCTGACATCATACGAAGAAAAGCCGTCGAAAGTTAACTCCGACAGATTCACGGGTTCAGGACTTGCTTCCACTGCAGATAGAAGCAACCGAACTAAATCCTGATTTAACTTCAAACGATTAACCTCCTTTCATAGGAGATTGTAACACGAAAGGGAGAAAGAGAGATGGAAATGGAACACAAGACAACAGGCGCAGAGCTTCCAGACTTTGCGGAAGGTATCAACCTTCACGGAGAAAGATTAAGACTGGAAGCCTTCTATGCAGAACAAAAAAGAATCAGAAAACAGAAATTCAGATCTGGACTTGTAACAGTGCTAAACGTTGCAATCCTAATCCTGATCCTATCGCTAAGCGTAGCGGTTTGGATCATGATCTATCAAATGCTTTATTAAAGGAGGTGGTGAGCTTTGCAAGTAGAAAACCTAGCAGCCTACAGATACGAGATGATGGAAAAAGGATACATGAACAAATCCGAGCTATCAAAGTTTCTAGGTTGCGGAAGGAAAAAGGGAAGCAAGATCTTCCAGAAGATCATGGAAGACATAAAAAAAGAGGGCCTAGAAAATATCGACAGCAACGTAATTCTAACCAAGCGTGCTATTCAGTATCTAGGCCTCACACAAAAGAATATCGTAGAATCCTACGAGCGTTCTATAAAAAAAGGCTAGAAGACCTCGTTCGAAAACGAATAAGGCTCTAGCAATAGAACACGCTTATATTATACAGCACGTGTTCAAAAATACAAGGAGGAAAAAGAAAGAATGAATTTAGACGAAGCAATTGCCCGCACAAAAGAAGCATCTGAAAGTCAACGCCTAGGAGAACTTGGCAGAGAAACCGCTTTGCAGCTTGCAGCATGGCTAGAGGAATTGAAGCAATATAGAGAACAGCATAAAGAACAGAATCAGGAAACTAATCTAGATCATTTCCAACAGGAAATTCTAGAAAAAGGCCTGTGGAATTTAGCGGTAGTCAAAGGAAGACCTGAACGATGTGATCATACTAAATGCATTGACTGCGAACTTAGCAAAGATCGATCAAGAGGATGCCATGAAAAGGTAATGAATTGGCTAAAGCAGCCCCGTAAAGCCCCCGCAATTAAATTAACTAAATTTGAAGTCGATTTATTACAAAGCTATTTAAAAAGCAGCCTTTTAAGCGGATACGAGTTTAAAAGTATAGCTATCTTAAAAAGGATGAAAGGAAAAGGTTATTTCAAAGACGTTGATGAGGATGCAACAATTGAAGACATCCTAGCAGATTGTGACATAACAGAGGAGGACTAAACATGATCAAAATTGAAAAAGAAAAACCTGCAAAAAGAGAATTAAAGCTTTTCTCAGTAGAAGTTGCACTAATGCCAGACGTTGAAGACAACATGCATTTAGAGACACATATCAAAGGAAGCAGACCCGAGATGATGGCCTTTCTTGAAACAATGGACGTCAGTCCAGAGGAACTTGGATCAATTCTAAAACATGCTGCTAAGGCTATGCTTAGAGATTTTGTACAGCAGGTTGTGAACCTAAGCGAAAGCCTAGAAGCTGCAGAAATAGAAGATAAGGAGGACTAGAAAATGCAAATTATTGTTGACGAAATCGATCCGCAAGATTGCCCATTTTATATTAGCCAGGATTGGGATGGTCACGGTTTACCTATTAGCTATCCAAAAGGATGCTGTAGATTATACGCTGACGTATTCGGTGGTGAACTACAGCACTGGGATTGTAATGCAGAAGAGGGCGACAAAGAGTGTCCTTTCTGCATTACATATGAAGAATTTAAAAAAGTGTATGATCTAATGATCAAGTAAAAAAAAACAAGGAGGAAAAATAAATGACTTTTGATGAATTTTTAGAAAGATACGAGGAAGCCTTGGAAAAGAAACCAGAGGAAGAACGCGAAAAATTTAAAGCTGCATTATTTAATACATACAAGGAGCTTTATAACGACAATTCAGAAAACAAGGAGGAAAAATAGATGTATTACCAATTAACATTGCAATTCGCAACAAGCGAAATCGACGACGCTAAAAAGGTGTTGGAGCTAGCCAAAGAGCTAGACCTAAAGCGCGCAGGATTAGAGGAAAAATTACCTGAGCCTGAAACATTCACATGGGAAGAAGAAACACCAAAACAAAAAGCACCAAAGCAGGAAGAGCCTACAATTCCAAGAGCTAAAGACTGGGTGCCAATGGATGAGCCTACACCGGAACCGGTAAAGCCAACGCCTAAACCTGATCCGACTGCAGAACCAATTACATTGGAAGATTTACAGAAAGCCGGCGTCGCCTTTGCCAAAGAAAAAGGCGTGGCCGTACTAAAAGTGTTCCTAACTCAGATGGGTGCAAGCAAGATCTGCGACATTCCTAAAGAGAAATATCAGGAAGCATGGGAGGCACTACATGCCTAGTCAACACGCGATTTTATCAGCCAGTGGGTCCAACAAATGGATTCACTGCCATCCTTCCGCTAGATTGGAGGAACTATTCGAAGAAAAGCCAAGTGCTTACGCAGCAGAGGGGACCGAAGCCCACAGTGTAGCAGAACAGAAACTTCGTAACTGGATCGAGGGACATCCAAGAAGAAAAGTAAAGGCAGCTAACGGAGAAATGGACGAGGCTACAAGCGTTTATAAGGACTATGTTCTAGAGGTATACAACAAAGAGAAAAAGAAAAGTGATATCGCGGATCTTTTTATCGAGGTACAAGTTGATTTGACTCAATGGATTCCGGAAGGGTTCGGAACAAGCGACGCTGTAATCGTAAGTAACCACACGCTCCACGTTATTGACCTTAAATACGGAAAAGGCGTCAAAGTAAATGCTCCACATAATCCGCAGCTTACCATTTACGCCGCAGGAGTTATGGCACTTTACGATTGCTTATATGATTTTGAAAAAGTTAAGCTTCATATCGTACAGCCTAGACGCGATCACATCAGCACCTGGGAACTTACTACCGAAGAACTGGCAGACTGGATGGAGAATGTAGTTAAACCAGCTGCAAAAGAAGCCTGGAACGGAGACGGAGAACAGCAAGCGGGAGAGTGGTGCAAGTTCTGCAAGGCAAAAGCGCAATGCGCAGCACACGTCGCCAAAATGAAAGCAATCAATGAAAGATATCAGCGCATGTGCGGAATGATTTTAACGGATCAGCAAATCGCGGAGCTTTTGCCAGAACTACCTGGACTTATCGACTGGGCCAAAGAGGTACAAGAGTTCGCACTGGATCAGGCGCTAAAAGGAACACACTACGAAGGATATAAAGTGGTGGAAGGAATCAGCAGCAGAAAGATTACAAATGAATCGAAAGCCTCAAAAGCTCTACAAGATGCGGGCTTTGAATACGATCAGATTATGACAAAGCCAAAACCAAAGCTTCAGACTATCACGGCTCTAGAAAAGTTAGTCGGAAAGAATGAGCTTGTAGAAATCATAGGCGAGTATATCGAGAAGCCACAAGGAAAACCAGCACTAGTGCCAGTAAGCGACAAACGCCCAGAGTTTGGAAGTGTAGCAAATGACTTTAAAGATGGCATTGATTAGAAAGATAAAGAGACTGATAGGAATCCAGTCGCCTTCAGAACACATGTGGGGGTTTAAGCCCAAGGGATTAAAAGATGATTTCAAAAGAGGATATCAATCAGCTCGAAGAAAAGATGGTCCGCATCCGAGCCGAGATTCGAAACAGTAAACCAGGACCACACAGAAACGATCTAAAGCGACAGCTTAAAAACGTAATGCGACAAAGAGTAAAACTAGGAGGAACAGAAAGATGTCTACAGTTAAAACAAAATTAGTGAGATTCGTATACTGCCACTTGGCAGAACCTCATGCCTTTGCAGAGGGCCAGGACGCCAAATATAGCGTGAATGTATTAATTGACAAGGACGACAAAGAAACACTTAACCGAATCCTTAAGGGATACCAGGAAGCCGTTCAAGACGGAGTAGAAGACTACGGCGCTTCTTTCAAAGCAAAAGCGACACCGCTAAAAAGAGAACCAGGAAGCACACGCGGTTTATTGGTTGACTGCGACGCGGATGAGAGATACAGTGCGCCAGAGTTCAAGAACAAATACATGCTAGCGGTAAAGAGTAACAATCCTGTATCAGTTGGATACCGCAAGAACGGAGTAACATACGCCTATAGCGACAAGAACGCAATTCTGGAAGATGTATACAGCGGATGTTATGGAGCTGTAAGCTTCAACTTCTATCCATTCAATAAAGTCGGAACTGGAATCGCGGCTGGCCTTAACAGCGTTTTAAAAGTAAAAGACGGAGAACCATTAGGAGGACACTCAAGTGTAACCGCAGACTGGGCAGACGCTTCTGAATTCGACGAGGAGGCAGGAAGCGACGATTTAAATGCCTTGTTGTAAAAAACCCATACTGCATATCGACCTGGAGACCTACTCCAGCGTCGACCTTGCAGCCTGCGGGGTTTATAAATACGCAGAGAGTTTAGACTTCAAAATACTTCTATTCGGATACGCCTGGGGCGATGATCCAGTAGAAGTTTTAGATTTAATGGAAGAAGATCTGCCTTTTTCTTTAGTATCAGCACTAGCAGACGAAAACATAACGAAGGTGGCGCATAACGCAAACTTCGAACGAGTATGCCTAACCAGATATGTCAAGGATTACGCGAAGCGAGATATTCTAGGAGATGCAGTGAAAAAGAAGCTAACAGAGGATGGATTCCTACCACCAGAGCAATGGCAAGATACCATGATCATGGCCGCAGAGAACGGCTACCCTTCTTCTTTAGGGCAGTTAGGACCTGCGCTAGGAATTGAAGAAGATAAGGTGAAACTGGCCACGGGTAAACGCCTGATCCAGTATTTCTGTAAGCCTTGCAAACCAACAAAAGCCAATGGCGGAAGATGGAAGAATCTACCGGAACACAACCCGGAGAAATGGATTCTTTTCATAGAATACAACCGAAGAGACGTGGAATCAGAACAAGCCATTTATAACAAGCTAAATAGCTTGATACCTGTATCTGATCAGGAATGGGAAAACTGGCACAGGGACCAGAGGATAAACGATAGAGGAATACATGTCGATACGCAGATCATAAAAAACGTTCAGTCCTACAGCTTAGAACACGGAATGGAACTGATGGAGGAAGCAAGATACATCACGGGCCTAGAAAATCCGCAGAGCGTAGCACAGCTAAAGAAGTGGATCCATGACCAGGAAGGGCATGACGTCGAAAGTTTGAACAAGGAAGCCGTGAAAGACCTTCTAAAAGGCACACTGAAGCCAGAAACAAGAAGAGCCCTAGAAATACGACAAGAGCTCGGGAAGACAAGCGTCAAGAAATACGACGCTTTCCAGAGATCATGCTGCGAGGACGACCGCATCAGGGGGACTTTCCAATTCTTCGGAGGCAGAACCGGAAGATGGGCCGGACGCTTGATTCAACCGCAGAACTTCCCAAGGCCTAGCTTTGATGAAGTAGATGAGCCAAGAGAATTAGTAAAAAACGGAGCCTTCGAACTTTTAGAACTGATATATCCAAGCATGAACGATGTATTCGCTACGATTCTAAGAACCGTAATCACACCACCAGAGGGAAAGTCCTTCATAGTAGCCGACTACTCAGCCATAGAGGCTCGAGTGATTGCCTGGCTAACGAGAACAACATGGCGCCAGGAAGTATTCAAAAACGGTGGAGACATCTACTGTGCATCAGCTAGCCAGATGTTCGGGGTGCCTGTAGAAAAGCACGGAATCAATGGACATCTAAGACAAAAGGGAAAGATTGCCGAACTTGCCCTCGGATACGGAGGTGGAACGGCCGCACTGGAAGCCTTCGGAGCTAGTAAGATGGGCTTAAGCCCAGAACAGCAGCAAGAGATTGTGACGAAATGGAGACAAGCCTCGCCACGTATCAAGGACTTCTGGTACTTACTAGGCAGAGCCTTCGAGGATGCAATCACAGATGGAAAAGTCACAACCATGGACCGAAATATGAAGGTTTTCAAAAGTAATGGAAACGCTTATATTCAACTACCAAATGGTCGCATTTTAGGTTACGTTAGTCCACGAATCAAGGATGGCCAGGTATCTTTTTTAGGATTGAACCAGACAACACGAAAGTGGGAGTGGACAAAAACCTGGGGCGGAAAGCTTACGGAGAACGTGGTTCAAGCTATCGCTCGAGACTGCCTATGCGAAACGCTAAAGGGCTGTGACGAGATCGGAGCTAAGACAGTCATGCACGTTCACGATGAAGTGATCTGCGAAGTACCGACGGAAGAAAAAGAAACAAAATTCAAACAACTGCTAGACGTAATGGCTAAGCCGATCAGCTGGGCGCCAGGCTTAATTCTCGTAGGGGATGGATTTATATCCGATTATTACAAGAAGGACTAAAACATGAAAAAACAAAATTTAATTATAGCCTTGATCTATATTACAGCAGCACTGATTCTCCTAAATATTTTGAAGGAAGTATTCGGTTTAGATATAGCACAAGCACCAAGGCTAGGAGGATAGAACATGAGTATGAAATGGACGCAACAGGAGGATAACCTGCTAAGACAACTAAGTGCCATAGGTTTAACAAGCGCAGCAATATACAAGAACTACAAAGAAGTTCTAAAAGGAAGGTCACAGAGCGCTATACAGCAGCGCCTGACCTACCTGAACAAACCACCCGAAGAAAGACGGAAGGAAGACATGGCCAGCTTCGACAATGCGGACATGCTAGAAAAAGCGATCAACCAGGCCGCAGACCGTATCTGCAACAGACTAGACAATATCGCAAACGCTCTAACCGTAATCTGCAGATATGTGGAAAGCGATACAGAGAACGCCAGCAAGCACGCTGAACGCACTACAAAGCTTCTAGAAGAGATCAAGGCCAATGGGACACTCCAGCAAGGAACACAGCAAAGTATCAAACATGAGCTTCAGAAAGTGGCCTATCGGAGAAATATGAAATGAATCCCACTTTTAGGGGCTATCCTATAGCGGAAGAATAGACAGGAGGCTGAAGGATGTGCAAATAGCAACCTGCAAAAATAGAAAACAAAAGCAATATTTCAACCAGGAAATGTCCTGGGAGGAATTCACAAAAAAACTGCTCTTCACAACCAGAACAAAAGAGACGGTGGAAGAGTACAAGAACATGACGAAGGACCAGCAGTCCAATATCAAGGACGTCGGTGGATTCGTAGCCGGAGAACTAAAAGAAGGAAGACGAAACAATCAAAGCGTTCTATCGCGTAGCATGATCACATTGGATGCTGACTTCGCAGACAAAGACTTTTTAGACTTGATCCGAATAACGTGCGACTTTTGCAGCGTGATCTACTCAACGCATAAGCACACACCGGAAAAGCCAAAATACAGATGGATCCTGCCCCTACAAAGAGGAGTATCACCGGAAGAGTACGAGGCAATCGCTCGAAGGATTGCAAGTACTATCGGAATGGAATACTTCGACGACACGACCTACCAGCCAGCACGAATGATGTTCTGGCCTAGCACCAGTAAGGACGGAGAATACATCTGTGAACAACTAGGAGACAGGAATGCGTACCTGAACCCAGATGACATCCTGGAGCAGTACAGAGACTGGCATGACATCAGCTACTGGCCTCGATCTAACAGAGAGACAGAACTGCATCACAGCGATATAAGACATCAGGAGGACCCATTAGCTAAGTCCGGATGGATTGGCGCCTTCTGCAGGGCCTACACGATTCAAGAAGCGATTGAGAAGTTCATACCAGAGGAATACACACCGACGGAAGACCCGAACCGCTGGACCTATACGAATGGATCAACAGCCGGAGGCCTAGTTATATATGACGACAAGTATGCCTACAGTAATCACAATACAGACCCAACGGGGCAGCAGCTATGCAACGCCTATGACCTTGTAAGGATACATAAGTGGCCAGACGATCCAGCAAGTACAGAACACATGCTCGAACTAATGGAACACGATGAGGGCACCCGGAAGCAGCTTATAGATGACAAAAAAGAGCAGATTCACGAGGACTGGGATGACTTCAAGGATGACACCGCGAGGGGTTCGCAAGGGGTAGAAGACAGTAAAGAAGAAGCAAACGAGGACTGGCTGGATGCTATGGACGTGGACAAGAAGGGAAACTTCAAGCCGACTACAGACAACATAGTCCGCATACTTTTAAATGATCCAAAGCTTAAAAACGGAGTCGGAGGCAATGACCTATTCGCACAGAAACCCGTCAAGAAGGGAAACCTGCCATGGTGGAACTACAACCCAAGCGACCCGACCTGGACGGATACAGACGACGCAAGCTTCAGATACTATCTGGAAAAGAAATACAACATTGTCGCCAAAGGAAAAGTGGATGACGCCATAGCCTACGTCCAAGAGAGGAACAGCTTTCACCCAGTACGAGACTATCTAGAAACACTAGAGTGGGACGGCATACCTAGACTAGACACACTATTTATAGACTATCTAGGAAGCGAGGACTCAGAGTACAGCAGAGCCGTCGCGAGGAAAGCATTCACGGCCGCAGTGGCCAGAATCTACACACCAGGATGCAAAATGGATTATATGCCGGTACTCGTAGGACATCAGGGCATAGGAAAGAGCCACATGCTAAGCATCATGGGCGGAGAGTGGTTCTCAGATTCAATCACAACAATTTCAGGGAAAGAAGGATACGAGGCCCTGCATGGATCATGGGTTATTGAATGGTCCGAATTATCTGCAGCCAGAAAAGCTGATATCGAGTCCATGAAGCAGTTTATAAGTAAAAGGGACGATCGATACAGAAAAGCCTACGCAAGAAGAGTTACAGACAACCCGAGACAGTGCGTGTTTTTCGGAACCACGAATGACGATGAATTCCTAAGGGATTACACAGGAAACCGAAGATTCTGGCCAATCAATACGGATATATCAAAAGCGAAAAAGATTGTGTTTGATGATCTACCAAAAGAACGAGACCAGATCTGGGCTGAAGCTAAGCAGAGATTCAAGGACGGAGAAAAGTTATTCCTTCAGGGCGAAGCTTTGACCGGAGCCGAACAGATGCAAAAAGAGCACACGTTTACCAGTGTCCGAGAGGACATGGTCCGGGATTATCTAGACAGAAAGCTACCGCAAGATTGGTATGACATGGATCTTTATGCAAGAACCCAGTGGTTGGAAGACCCAAGAAACGAAGGCACGGAAGAACGTACAAGGGTATGCCTGCTAGAGGTGTGGTGCGAAGTTTTGAATGGATCAAAGAATAAATTTACACCGGCGGACCAAAGAGAACTCAAGGCGATCATGGAAAGTTTAGGATGGGTTCGTACTAAAAACCCGTTAAGATTTGGAGGCATTTACGGACGCCAGAAGGCCTATGTTCCGCCGCAGGATGCTTACGCGTATAGCAGAAAAGCCTGACAACGGCTGACAACGCACTCAAAAAAATCGAGTGACAACGCGGCAACGTCTGGCAACGGTTAAAATGATAGAGCGTTGCCGGGCTAAAACCGCATAAAATAAGGGCCTGGGATACTTCTGACAACGAGACAACTATAAATTATTTAACTTAATGAATATATAATATATATAGCGTAATACAGTACATGTGTGTATATGCGCGCGAGAAAATATAGTATATATATATAAAGTTTTAGAAGCGTTGCCAGACGTTGCCCGTTGCCACCCCTAAAAATCAAACAGAAAAGGAGACACAGAAATGACAGTAAATGACAATAGAAGATTTCATTTCTTGATGCATGAAATAGATGCAAGAATCAACAACGAAACAATGGACCGATACGGAATCAAAATGCAGAGCCTGGTCGCTATGGAAGAACTAGCAGAACTGAAAAAGGCGATTTCTAAACTGGTACGCAATTCAGAAGAAAAGACAAAGTCCTTAGAATTCAAAGGACTAAGACATAACCTGATCGAAGAAATGGCGGATGTAATAATTTGCATGGATCAGCTGAAGGAGTATTAAGATATCAATCATGCTGAAATTCAAAGCATTATAGCTTCGAAACAGGCAAGACAAGCCAAAAGGCTAGAGGAGGAATAGTACATGAAAGAAACTAGGATGTATATCAAGTGCGACCGATGCGGAAAAGAAACATCAGTCGGAATCGAAAAGAGCAAGATCGAGAACGGAAAGACAATCGAAACCTGGGAAGGACTTCCAGAGGGCTGGATTACAACAAACGACAAGAAGGACTTGTGTCCAGACTGTGCCGAGCGGTACCGCGAACTTCAAAAGAAGTTCTTCCAGAAATGATAGAAAATCAAGTAGAAAATTATCTGATCAAAAAGGTATCAGCACTAGGCGGTAAAGCCTGGAAGTTTGTAAGCCCAGGAAATGCAGGCGTGCCAGATAGATTGATCACATATAATTCAAAGGCTTTCTTTGTAGAAGTAAAAAGGCCAGGCGGTAAGCCTAGAGCCCTACAAAAAGCCACAGTAGCCCAAATACGGGCAACAGGTATGAAAGTATACTGCATCAGCACAAAAGCCCAGGTGGACGAATTAACAAATCTGATGCGGTCTGGAATCATACCGGAGGAGCGACACTTTGACAGAATTTAAGCCACATGACTATCAAAAGAAGGCTATCAACTTCGGACTGGATCATAAGAAGTGCGGCCTTCTTCTCCCTATGGGAGCTGGAAAGACCGTAACCACGCTAACGATCATCAGCCTTCTAAAACTAATCGACACAGAAAAAGTTCTGATCATTGGCCCTGTGCGCGTAATAAAAAGCACATGGCCCGAAGAGATAGAAAAGTGGAGTCACACTAAGGACTTGAGCTATTCAATCATAGCGGGCACTCCAAAGCAACGTGAGAAGGCCCTGCAACAAAAGGCTGACATTTACCTCATAGGTAAAGAGAACGTTACCTGGCTAGTAGACAACAAATACTTTGACTTTGACATGGTAGTGATTGATGAATTATCAACTTTCAAGAATCCAAAAAGCCGGAGGTTTAAAGCACTAAGAAAAGTTATGCCACTAGCTGACAGATTTATAGGCCTAACCGGAACACCAGCCCCGAAAGGAATCCCGGACCTTTGGAGCCAGATATATTTGATCGATCAGGGAGAAAGATTAGGTCGAACACTAACTCAGTTTCGAGAAAGATATCTAATTCCAGGAAGAAGAAACGGGATGATCGTATACGATTGGAAGCCAAGACCAGACGCAGAGGAAAAAATATACAAGAAAATAGGTGACGTATGCATGAGTCTGGATCAGGCAGACTGCGCCAAACTTCCACCGGTTCAGTACTTGAAAAAATCAATCGAACTACCTCAAAAAGCAATGACAGAATACCACGCTTTCAAACGTGAGAAGGTTCTGGAACTAGATAACAACGAATCATTGCTAGCAGCCAACGCGGGAGTGCTATGCGGTCAGCTGCTACAAATGACATCAGGAGAAATCTATAAACGTGATCAGCTAGGAAATAAGCTCGAAGAAGTAGCAACCCTTCATGCAGCTAAACTTGAGGCACTAGACGATTTGATCGAATCAGCGAACCAGAACCCTGTAATGGTGTTCTATTATTTCAAACACGAACTAAAACGAATCAAGGAACATCTAAAGAAACAGAAACTGGAAGTCCGCAGCCTTGAGAACGAGGACGACGTTCGAGACTGGAACGACGGAAAGATAGACGTGCTGCTTTTGCATCCAGCAAGCGCAGGACATGGGCTTAACCTTCAGCGTGGTGGACATATCGCAATCTGGTACACACTTCCAAACTGGAACCTTGAACTGTATCAGCAGGCAAATGCCAGAATCTATAGACAAGGACAAAAGCAAAACGTGACAATTTATCAGATCGTAGCTAGAGGCACAGTAGACGAGGACATGCTGAATGCACTAGAACACAAGAACATAACACAAAAAGCCCTAATCGAAGCTTTAAGGAGGTAAAAAGTGACTTACGACGAATTAATACCAGAACTAAAAACGGTGCGCTACTGCTGCCACCGTTTGATTGAACTGAATCAGGAATTGGAAGTACTAAACCACCAGACAACAGGTCTTGCAAAGTCTGGAGGAATCGAACTGACTGCAGAACAGAAAAGAAGCAAGTGGCCTATGCCAACATACCAACACCAATACCACAGCCCGCTCGGACTCTTCGAAGAGATATCAGCCAAAGAACAAGAACTGCATCACTTCCAGAAAAGACTGACGGACCTAAGATGGACAGAACTTCTAGACTTGCAAGATCAGAATATCTTATGGGATCTGTACATTCATAGAATCAAGGCCGTGGATGTAGCTGAGAAATACGGATACACAAGACAAGGAATGTATAAGCACCTAATGGCAGAGGTAAAAAACCTGACAAAAGACTGAAGAGTTTACACTGTAAACCGCTTTCGGGTGGTATATTAGTACTTGTAAAAGAGGACCGATAGAAAAGGCCCTCTTTTCTTTTACCCGGAGCGTCCTCCTTTATAAAAAACGAGTGCTTTCCAGACAACGTCAAACGTCAGCTACGACCAATCATGGACATTAATTTTATTTTCTTTTCAGCGCTCCGGGTAATATCATAGACAACAAAGAAGCCTTAGAAGCTAAACAGGATAGACCTCTCATTGGAGAGAACCCTGAGCTGCTAACGCTTCTTTTTTAATACAACAGAGGTGAACACACATGAATATTACAGACATAAGAACATGCGACCTGAAGCCTTACGAGAACAACCCAAGACTGAACGAAGATGCCGTCGATTTAGTCGCAGCATCTATAGACGAGTTCGGATTCAAGCAACCAATTGTGGTGGATAAAGACCTGATCATCATTGCAGGACACACGAGATGGAAGGCAGCACAAAAGCTGGGCCTTGAGACAGTGCCATGCATCCAGGCCGACGATCTAACACCAGCACAGGTGAAAGCCTACCGATTGGCAGATAACAAAGTCGCGGAAGCAGCACAATGGGACCTTGACGCTTTACAGTTTGAACTGGAAGAGCTAGACAACATGGACTTCGATATGGAGCCCTTCGGATTTGAGACAGAAACATTCGACGAACAAATCGCAGAGGACGACAACTTCGAGCCAGAGATTCCGGAAGAGCCAACAACCAAAAGAGGACAATGCTGGATGCTAGGAAGGCACAGATTAATGGTCGGAGACAGTACCAAGCGCCAGGATGTAGAAACGCTTTGCAGCGACGCTACCATGGATATGGTCGTAACTGATCCACCATATAACGTAGCCTTAGGACAGCATATGAGACCAAGCGAAGCCAAACAGCTACACCGAAGAACCGACGGACTGGTCATTGATAACGACTCATGGGAAGACGACGAGGGCTTTATCGAGTTTTTAAAAGTAGCCTTCGAGAACATGACAGAACAGCTCAAGGCTGGCGGTGCCTTCTACATTTGGTATGCATCCACACAGAGCAAGAACTTTCTGGAAGCAGCCGAACGCGCAGGCCTAAACATCCGACAAACGCTAATCTGGAACAAGAACACATTCGCACTGGGTCGCCAGGACTACCAGTGGAAACACGAGCCGTGCCTTTACGGATGGAAAGATGGCGCAGCCCATTACTTCGTCAACACTAGAAACCTTGTAACCGTACTCGAAGACACAGAGAACCTGGACATTGACCACATGAAGAAGGACGAGCTTAAAGACCTTCTAAAATCAATCCTGGGAGGGTGCAAGGACACAACAATTCTGGACGAGAAGAAGCCCACGAAATCCGATCTGCATCCAACCATGAAACCAATTCCACTGATTGCAAGGCAGATCAAGAACAGCAGCCGAACTGGAGAAAACGTGCTGGACCTATTCGGAGGTTCAGGCTCCACGCTTATGGCTTGCGAACAGCTAGGACGGAGGTGCTTCATGATGGAGTATGATCCACACTATGCCGATGTAATTATCAAGCGCTGGGAAGATTACACCGGAGAACAAGCGGAGCTGATATCAGATGCCTGCTAAGGGATTAGCTGGACGCACAAAAAGCGAAGCGGCCAGACAGCGCAAAGACCCTATGCAAAACCTGAAGCCTTTCACGAAAGAGAATGCAGCAGAGATGGGACGCAAAGGCGGAGCCGCAAGCCAGAAAGTCCAGAAAAAGAAAAAGAAGCTAAAACAATGCCTGGCCGCAATTCTAGAATTGGAGCCAAGCGAAAGAAACAAGGAGAAGCTAATCGACATGGGATTAGAAGATGAGGAGCTCAGCAATCAAATGCTTTTAGCCGCAACCATGTTCAACAAAGCCACACGCGGAGACGTAAGGGCTGCGGAGTTCATCCGAGACCTTACAGGACAGCAACCAGTCACAAGCCTAGACAGAGCCAGAACGAAGCTGATGAACGCACAAGCCGAACAGATCAAGAGACAAGGCGACCCTTCTAAAGAGATTACGAAACTGGATCTTTTATTGAAAGCTATGGACACAGTAGCCGGAGACGATAGTGGAACTAACTGAGAAACAGAAAGAGTTCTGGAATCATAAACCGAGCCGCTGGAACATAAAAGAAGGGGCTACACGTAGCGGAAAGACATGGCTGGACTATTACATCATCCCGAAACGGATTCGAGCTATAGAAGGCCTTCCAGGCCACGTGTTTTTGATTGGGAATACAAAGTCGACACTTGAAAGAAACGTTCTAGAGCCAATGCGAGAACTATACGGCCCAGAACTAGTTGGAAGGGTAAGACCAGACAACACGGTGCGACTATTCGGTCGTATGTGCTACGCGATAGGCGCAGACAAAGAAAGCCAGGTTACAAAGATTCAAGGTGCCTCAGTAGCGTATTGCTACGGGGATGAAGTCGTAACCTGGAATAAGAAAGTATTTGACATGCTAAAGTCCCGTCTAGACAAGCCTTATAGCTGTTTTGATGGAACCTGCAACCCGGACAACAAGAACCATTGGTTTTTAAAGTTTCTAGAATCAGGAGCCGACATCTTCCGACAGAAATACACGATTGAAGACAACCCTTTTCTGCCGCAGGAGTTCGTGGAAAACTTGAAACTCGAATATCGAGGGACGGTCCTATACAACAGATACATACTAGGAGAGTGGTGCAACGCGGAAGGGCTACTCTTTCCACAGTTTGCAGACAATCCAGACGAGTGGGAAGTCAAAGGAGAACTCCCACTTTTTAACATGATCAACATAGGCCTGGACATAGGTGGAACTCGTTCACACAGTAGCCTAATAGTAACGGGAATCACAGCTGACCTTTCTGAGATTGTAACTTTTGCAGAACGTAAAGTCGTACATGCTAAAGGAACTATAGATGCCGAAAGACTTTGCACAGAGACAGTCGACCTGATCAGAGCTTTATGGATTCAAGGCTTCGTGGTATCAAGCGTTTTTGTAGATAATGCAGAACAAGTCATTTTGAACAGTATACGAGTAGCCGTACAAAGGGCAGGCTTTCCAACCAATGTGATGGACTGCCGAAAGATAGATGGAAAGACAAGGATTCTGACATACAACATGATGCTGAACCGACACAAGATGAAGTTCCAGGCAGTACCTATGGTGGTCGAAAGTTTGAGCACAGCCTTATACGATACAAAGTCAAAAGAGGACAAGATTCTGGATGATTTTACAACCGACGTTGATACATTCGACGCCCATTTTTACAGTTGGTCGACATACATGGACCTGATCACAGGAAGGAGTACTTAAATGAAAATTTTATTCACAATACTAAAGGACTTAGGATATCCTGTGAGTCAGGAAGTCCAAGACTACTACAATAAAATTCAATTCTGGAACGATTGGTGGAAAGGCTACGTTCAAGAATTTCATAAATACCAGATTAAGAACGAAAGTGGAAACAGCAGAGATGTGAAGCGCAAGCAAATGAGAATGGCCAAGAAGGTCTGCGAAGACTGGGCCGATTTACTTCTAAACGATAAGACTCGAATTCTTGTAGAGTGTGATGACCACGGAACGGATGTCACGCAAGAATTTCTGACCGGAGACAAAGAGGACCAGAACGGCGGAGTTTTAGGAAACAGCAAGTTCTGGAAACTAGGAAACAAAGCAGTCGAGAGAGAATTCGCACAAGGGACCGTATGCTTCTATCTGCAGCTTGTGAAGCCAACAGTAAACAAAGGACAGCTAAGTGCCCAAAGTGTACAAATCAAGGCTGTCAAGGACGCGCAGAAAATCGTGCCCTTGACCTATGACGAGGAAGACATCTCAGAAATTGCACTGGCTAGCGAGTACACACAAAACGGGGAACGTTTCATGTACATCCAGATCTTCAAGCAAGAGCAAGAAGGCTACCAAATCTACAACCACTACTTCAAGATCAACAGCGTGTCAGGAGACGCTGTAGGCTATGAAAGAGTATCAGCACCACACGGCGAAGCAATCAGTTACAAGCTACCTTGCAAACCTTTCGTGATCCTAAAGCCGAATATCGAAAACAACATAGCAGACGTGCCTCTAGGGATGTCGATCTACGCAAACGCAATCGACATGCTGGAAAGTTGCGACTTGGCATACGACAACCTATTCATGGATACCTTGCTAGGAAAGAAAA